GGGTTGTACCCCCACTGGAAGACCCGACTGCCTTGCTCTGGATACCCAAACCCGTCTTGGGTTGTACTGTCCGTCAGCAAAATCTGTAAACCACTTTGACCAGACACTGTATAACTTACGTCAGGACGCGGTTCGCGCACAGCTTGCGGGTCGTTAACTGGGTACATACCCAATTGCAACTGTGGGTGATCTGGGTCCCAGCATGCTGGGCAAACCTTGACCTTAAACGGCTTAGTCTTGACTGTCTGTGTCTTTAATTCCTTGAGCATGTACCTCTGCGCACAACGGTCGCATTCAGCAATCGCACGTTTGCCCGAGGCGAACCGATTAGGCATAGAACATGTTCCTTGGCACGAATCTCAACGGAGAGGTATCGCGGTCTTCTGACTGGGCTAAGTCCCACTGCTGCTCGTACTCTGCCTTCAGACCCATCACGCGCTGGGGGTCAACATCTGGCAGCTTCATGCTCAACAGATAGGCCAACCCGGACACCATACACGGGATAAAGCGGAACGGGATATCTTGCACGGTCACGCCCGTACCAGCGTCTTGAATACGGCGCATGCGGTAGTACACAAACATGTACTGGTTGCCGGGGGCATTTGGCGTTGGCCACACGTTGATTGCGGGCAAGTTCTGCACCGTCAACAAGGCAGCAGGCCCAGCGGTATGTGCTGCGGCAGTCGTGTAGTTTTGCCCACGGGCGCAGTTAAGTAACTGATTGTTTACTGGGTCAACGTTGGGGTAGCTGATTGTCTCGTTACCAATCTTGACAAACCCGGCGGTGGTCAGCCCAGAAACATCAGACACCGTGATTGTGGTGTCCGTGGCTGAAATGTTTGCGGCCAGTGTGACCGTGGTGAGGTTTTCTTGGCCAGACTGGCGGTTGTACCAAACTTGGATTGGGCGACCTTGTGCCAACTTGTTTGGCAGGCTCATGTACGTGGATTCAGAAATGCCGCTGATGTTGATGTCGATCTGGTTAGACGTGGCGTTGCTTTGGCGAATTACCATGTCTAGGAGGTTGATTGTGTCCGTAGGCATGGGGTAGATAGCCTGACCCGTCACCATCGGAATCTGGCCCTGCTCTACAGTCCAGAAGTTCAGACCACGGTTTGCCCACTCAATCGTCAGCAGGTTCAGAGACCGCCGCGCTGTGCGGAAGTTGTAACCCGTGCGGAGTTCTTGACCGCAACGCTCAAACGCCTCCTCAATGAGGTCGTTCATGTCGAGATCAAAAACTGTGGTGCCGGTGGTCTTAGCCATTATCTATACCCTGCCGTTTTCTTTGCAATTGTTTTGGGTTGGGCTACGAATTGCTTCCCGGCGGCTTTTCCTGCCCGCTTGGCTTTGGTCGTTGCAGCGTACTCAGCAGGGCTGAGACTTTTGATCGCAGCTTCTGGAAGGTATCTTTCACCTGTTTTACTAGACGGTTTTCCACTTTTGGTTCTCCATTTCTGGTCACCCCAGTCTTTGAGGGATTTCTGAGGCGCTTTCAATCTCGGTAACCCCCGCCAGCCGCCTTGTAGCGTTTGGCCATTACCTGTGCTTTTCTGGCGCTCCATTGCCCTGCACCCGTGCCAACGATTGCCGCAGCTTTGACGCTGTTAAAAATACGTTTGCGCAAGCTAGGCTTGGTGTAGTTACCAGCCTCATTCACCTTAGACTTTACCTTGCCACCCTCTTTGTACTTGGTGAAGTCAGTGTCGTCCCGCCGCGCTACTTTCTTAGCGCCGGGCATTTTAGATGGGGCGATGTCGCCCATACCACGGGATGCCATCATGTTAGCAACTCCCACCATTCTTCATGGTGATCATGGTGCCACGAGTCTTGCCTTTGGTGGCACAGCCATCTGCACGGGAAGAAGCAGAAGACACTTTGCCGCCTTTTTTCATGCCAGCATTAGTGGGGGTAACACCAACTTGTTTCTTCTTGCTTTCGGTCGTTAAAACAGCGTCAGGGTCTTTTTCAAAAAAAGTGCCCATACCAAAGCCTTTGGATGGGTCTTTAGTAACAAACATATTCATAGTTACACCATTTTCCCACGAGTCTTGCCACGCTGGGCACACCCATCTGCACGAGAAGAAGCTGAACCGCCTTTAGCCATCTCACGAGGAGACGGGGGCTTGCCTTTTTCAGACGTGTAAACACCCGCGTCTTTTTTACGCTCGTAGTCAGCAAGTTCTTTGGCGGTAGGGCCACCCTTACCACTAGAACGGCCAGCGCCTGCTTTTGAAGGGAGGCCGACCCCGCCGATGTATGTGGAACCCTCTCCAGCAAACGGCTTGTCTTTCATCTTTAAGGGCTTAACAATATCACCTTGGGAGTCAAACATCATTGGTTCGCCGCCATCCAATTCACTGTAATACGCTTTTTTGGTTGCCATGATGGTTCCTTAGATTAGCACTTGGCCATTCCGCCTTTTTTCATCACACGTGAACCGATGCCATTAGGCACACCGGAACCAGCCATCTTGACCTGCGTACCCTTGGTCTTGCCTTTGACAGCAACACCGTCTTTGCTAGGGGCAGCAGTTTTAACTTTGCCCATTGATGTCATACCGCCGCCAGCCATTTTCTTAGCAGGAGCGCCTTTTTTCTTTGCAATCATTGCCATGAAGCCGGGGTTCATTTTTGAAGCCATAGTATCACCACCTTTAGAAAATTTGCGGCCCTTGTCCGCAGTTGTAAAATCTTTTCCCACGGACTGTGGGACTCCCGCTTTCTTAGCAAACGATGGGTTGTTGGCCACCGCAGCCATGAAATTATGTTGAGCCTTGCTCTTGCTTGGCATCACTTGCCCCCTGCGTACCAGTTAACAAGCTGAACCAAACCCGCGCCTACAACGCTACTTGCCCCGCCAACCAGCATCAAAACCTTCCAGCCACCACGGGCCTCGGACAGCGTTTTGTCGATAGCAGTAAGCGTTGCCTGCATCGCCTTCATGTTCTCCAGCATCTTGTCCATGTCATCTTGCAGGTGCTTGATGTCGGATGCATGCGTAGCGAGTTCACGGGCTGTTTTGATGGCTTCTTCGGTCATGTCAGCAATTCCAAGCCCGCAAAGACTTATTGATTCGAGAATTCGGGTCGTTCGCCGTTTTCTCGCTTGTTAGCTTCTTTTTCATGCCACTCATCCTCGCACAGAAAGAGTCGCGCCGGGAGCCGCCTTCGGGCTGGGGCCGTTTCAAATTCATGCCTTGCGCTTTCGCGGAGGCCCGACCCTTGGCGTTCAAGCCGCCCGCTTCCGATTTGCCTTCTTTGCGAGTCCATGCTGGTGACTTAGCCATAATAAATCGTTGCCGTTACAGAATTACCAAGGCCAACGTAAACACCGTTGGGGCAATAAATACCTTCGCCGGGAATCCTGATTGGCAAGCCTACCGTGCTGAATGTGTCCAATTCCAACAACAAGGTTGTGTACATAGTCACGTTGCCGGATGTACTAGCGGTTGTAGAAGTTACAGTAAACACGTTTGCATTTGTTACCGTTACTGCAAATACTGCATCTCTTGATGTGCCGGTTGTAAAATCCAAAAAAACACGTTGACCGTTGACCAGCCCATGTCCAGTAATGGTAACGGTGATTGTGGTTGTCGTTTGGCTGTATGTGCCTGATTTTTTGACTGTTGGGTCAGCAACAGCCATATTACGTATCGAGGATGTGCCAGAAGTTACAGTAACACCCTTTAACCGCGTAGCATAATTTACCGCCGTGCCAGAAGCACTTTGATGGATTGCTTTAACGTCATACTGCATTGTCATGGCTTACCCCTTATCCATAAAAAATGGTTGAGGTTACGGTATTTGTTGGCAACCCAACATAAATACCATCTAAAGCCAAGATGCCTTCGCCCGGAATAAACGTATAGAACGAAGTGCCAGTTGAACAATCAAGCTCAACTAAAATTTGGTTATACACAACCACGTCACCAGAGGTGGTTAACGCCCCTGTTGTAACCGTGAAAGTATCTATTGTTACCGCTGTTACCACATATATATTGCTAACGGCGTCACCGCCATCAAACTGTAGCCACACACGTGAACCTAAAGCAACCCCATGACCTGCGATGGTCACCGTACAAGTTGTTGTTCCGGGAATGTCATACGTCCCAGACTGGGCCACATTATTGGCGAAAGCTATGTTGAATGTAGTAGATGTTGAAGGAGAGAGCACAACGCCCTTCAAGCGGGTGCGATACGGCACGGCTACGCCCGAAACGGTATTGTGATACGACTCTACGTCATACTGCATCGTCATGTTGTTGCTCCGGTTCTGGGGCTTCTAGCCTGTTGATCAGCATCTTGTACGCTTGGATTGTGGCTTGAGCCTGAGTCAAAAAGGTTTGGGCCTTCTGTGCTTCAGTCTCAAGTTCACGAATCTCAGTCTCCAAGAATTCCTTGGTGATTTGCATTATGCAAAGGTCGAGTACGCAGGAACGTAGTACACAGTGCCGCCAACCATCACTTTGATTGCTTTAGCCACAGTAGTCACGCTGGTTGCAGCAGGAGCAATTGTTGCAGCGGGGGCTGTTTCAATGTTCATCAACAAAGGAATCTCGCCAGTGTTTGTACCGCTGTCAGTCACACGAATAAACGAAGCTGTAGCAGGCAAAGTAGCGTTAACTGTGTAGGCGGTGTCCAGTTGAATAACAGACAAAGTACCGCCGGGAGTAGCGTCAGAGCCGCCCAAAGTAGCGCGGATTGCATTAGCTGCGCCGGAGATGGTTGCTGATGCGCCGTCAACACTTAAAGAAATGTGTGCGCCGTTGATCGTTCCGCCTGTTGCAGCAGCAGTGCCAGTCACAACAGAAAAAGCACGGAGAGTTTCGCCTGAACCTGTAGAGGTAAAGGTCAGCTTGTTGTAGCTTAGACGTGTATCGCCAGTAGTAGCAGATGTTGTAACAAATGCAGCATTAACGTTTTGCGCTGTAGTTACAGCAAGGGGGGAAGCTGAAGTGCCCGTATCAAAGCCGTTGTTAGATACGACTGGGCCGGAGAACGTGGTGGTTGCCATGATGTGTCCTTACATACAA